ATTTTGAAGTATCGGCAAGAGTAAATGCTCCAATTGCTGCTACACTTGTAGCCGTTCCAAAATCAGTACTTTTTCTGAGTCCTGTAAGATCCGCTTCCAGGATCACATCTTCAATTACGACAGGAAGAGGATTGGCGCTGGTAATCCGGTCTCCGTCTGAATCTTGTATGTTTACATCTGTCATCTTTCCTATCACCCTTTGCAAAGGTAAACAACTACGCTTTTTATAACAAAAGTGTACTTGTCATTATTCATTCATTCAAAAGAGAGAGTATAAAAGGGTTTTCACAAATTTTGTTACTGGACTTCGGTAATTAAACCCTCTTCTTTTGCCAGCGTTTTAATAGCGTTTATTTTTTTCTCTTCCGGGACATCCGCCACTTTCTCTTTCGCCATCTGAACGAATTTGTTTGTAGCTTCGTTTTTCGCTGCTTTGCCTTCAACTCCATATGAATACTCAGCGATAGTTAATGCCACGCCGTTCCCACTAATCTTTACCGTTTTTTTAGCGTCACCCGGCATTTCCGGAGGTGGGAGTGCGGGTTTCTTTGCTGAAGTATCAGCCTGTGGTTTCCTCGTGGCATCCGGTTTTAGTTTTTTCTGGGTTCGGACGTTTGTAATGTAATAGAGTCTGCCCCGCGCTCCGTGATACGCTGTTCTGCCTTTAGGGACTTTCGCCGGATCTGAGACATAGACCCTGGCTTTGACAATCCCGTCTTTCTCACTGAGGATTTCGTAATCCTCATCACCAATCACCAGCGCTTTAACGGTTTTGTGTTCGGTCTCTTCCGATTCTCCCATGCGCTGTTCGGTGTTCTCTCCTCCCTGCCCGTAATCAGAAAAAGATACTGGTTGATACCCTTCGCTGCCCGTTCCATATCTGCCGGCGTCCTGGTCGCCCGAGTCCATCGGTTCTCCTCCCATCATCATCGCTTGCTGTTGCTCTTGCCATTGTTCGTCCATTTCGGCAAGATCGGATTCTGATAGTCCTTCGTTCAGCACCGTTGCCCGGTACGCCAATGACGGTTTGACGCCGGAGTTTCTAGCTACTGAGAACGATCCCCATCGGATACTGGTAGTGTGCGCGAGTTTCTGCTGGTCATCTAAATCGATATCTTTGATAAATTCAAAGTGCCAGCCTTTTTTATAGTCCTGAAGATACGGTAGGATCTCACGATTGATCATATCTTCAAACAATCGCATCAGAGGATACAGAAGCCGGGATTTTGTGATGTTCCTGCCTACGTAAGCGGTCGCGCGATTCGTTGAATCTCCGATAAACTCAGACGGCTGGAACCCCCACATTGCCCAAACTAATTGCTCGAAATGTTTCTGACCTTCCAGCCATTCCATGTCATGCAGCGAGAACTTCATCGTCTCTAACGACTCTTCTCCGACAAGGTGCATAGCTCCACCGAACTTCATTGGTCCTTTAAGTTCTGCCTGCATCTGTGCGATTCGTTGCGTGAGTTGGTCGGTAGACCGGACTTGTGGATGTTTCCAGATCAGGTTCGGCACAACTCCGTTTGCAAACGTCTGTCCCGCCGCTTTCGTTGAGTCGATGAGATACTGGAGCTGATACCTCAAATATTTCAAAAAGTCCGTACCGTAAATCTGGTCGGGAGTCGGATACATCATGAAATAACAGACTTCTTCCGGCTGGAACGGAAGATAAACTCCTGTTCGGCTCCGCTGCCAATACCGGACAGTATACCCATGACTCCACCACCCCGTATAATGAGCGGCGTTCTGCTGGTTCATCTGGACGGGCACGTTCCCGGCTACAGGGACATTGATCGCCATCGGCACGCGATCAATCTCTTTCCAGAACTCCGGACCTGAGTAGGATTTTAGTTCAAGCAGGTATCCCTTTTGAGGATGATCGACAGAATATTTCGTGTGATCTCCGCGCCGTCCGCCAACTGAAAACGATTTCACCATTGTGCCAGCGTCATACCTCATGAGGTCGCGCATAGTCATTTTGGTGACGGTTCCGAAGTTCTCCTGAGGGTTCGGATACTTCAGGAACTCAACAGCATCTTCAACAGACTTTTTGTCTCGGTCTACAACGTTCCACGGCACGGATCCCATGTAGTCTGCCATTGCCTTTTCACACATGGCGTAAATTGCGGTTCGGCTCATCAGGTCATTAAAGTTCTTATCGAAGTCGCTCCGGTAAACTCCAAGCGTATTGTAGAAGTTGCTGATTGAATGGATTGCCCGCCGCAAAGCATCTGTGTCAGTCACGTCTTCTTTCTTTTTCGCTGCAATATACGGCTCTTCGTAATCGTACATTGCCGTCGGCATCTGTTGAGACGCTTTTGAGAGCCGGTCGGTTGCCGCCACCATCGCCAGCGCGAGCCGGTCAGCTTCGCGGGTATCAATCGGCACGTCTCGCGAGTATGCGCTAGAATCAATCATGTTCTGAGACTGGATGATTCTGCCGGTTTGTTTGGTGTTTAGGGTCTCATAAGTTATAAGTTCTACAGGATTTGTAGACCTTATAGAGCTTATAATTCGTTCGTCAATGGTCAAAAGGTCTGATTCTGTAAACGCATGTTTCGACCGGGTAATCGACTTCATACGTCATAATTGTTGGCAAGGTTTATAAAAGGTTATTCTGAAAAATGAATATAAGTTCTATAAGAAGTACAAGACCTACAAGCTAAAAAGAGGTTGAATTTCTTTCCGCTCCATGCCTGCCTTTCCATTCCTTTCCATTCCTCTCCTTTCCTGTCCGTTCCATGCCTGCATTGCCATTATTGCACGGCTCCGTTTGTCCTGGAGTCGTATCCACACCGTGAACAGATCATTGATTTGTCCGCTCTGAACCGCACCTGACCAGAGCCGCATTTTGGGCACACTGGTTTTTGAATCTCTGTGTGTTTTTGCATGTATGTTTATTTGTGTGTGCGTGTATTTATAACTACTCTTTCACTGTTCGGCGAGTGTATCCGCGTGAAAGTCCTGTTCGTTCTTCGATATCGTCCGGTTCCCAATCGGTAATCGGCATCTGATCCGAATATTTCGTTTCAATTTCTGACGTTTTGCTGATGTTGCTGGTCTCTACCCGCCCGATCAGATCGCCTGCCTGCACCATTTCCAATCCCCACGCAGCTAAAGCACTGCTAGTGACGCAATTATGGACGAGGATCCCGTTTGCAAAATATTCATGGGTTTCCGCCACTTGAAGATTGTAAACTCTTTCTTTTCTCTCTGTGTCTTTTACAATATTCTTTGCTTTTTCCGGATTCTCGTCTATAGTTTTGATAGCATTTTCTACTACACCATTTCGATTTTGTGTTTGTACTCTGAAATGGGGTTCCGCAACGTTCGCACACAAAATCTTTTTTGGGGAACTTCCCAGACAACCATGTTTTTTTGAGGATATCGCTTGACAATTTCCTTTTTTCTGGAGTACCCGAGTGCATCGAGGCATGTTTGCTTTTCTCAATACATTCGAGATTTTCAATGGTGTTGTTTTCGGGATTACCATCTTTGTGGTGGATGACTGTCCCTTTCGGGATGTCTCCGTAGGTATCAATCCACAGTTGCTGATGTAAGGCGCGAGGACACTGTTTCCATTTTCCATGATGCCAGTAATATACTCTAAGCTGCCTTCGTTCCGATTCCGGATATCTCCTATACGGTTTTCCTCCGTACATAATAATTTTGGATTCCATATGTATGTTAGTGTAGTGGAGTTTGTGTTTATTAACGTTTCTATCCCAGAAGTAGTGATGATAGGGTGATTGGGAGTTCCAGTTAAACCATATCTATCTATAACAGTAGCAATACGATTTCTTGTTGCAACAATTGGTTTTTTCCCGTTTCTTGTAATCACATAATCCCCAACTTTTAATTGTTCTATTGGGACTTGCCCGAATGGTGTGAGAATCAGTGTCCCTTCGGTAAAACAGTCGTCATGATGGTGTTTCGGCGCTGCGTATTTGTAGTTGCCCGATGGGAGTTTCTGCCGTTCAAACTGCTCGTGTTCTTTTTTCGTGATCTCGTCCGGGATTAAGTGGATCATGTCGTTTTCCGACATCAACAAATAATGATTGAACAGTTCGGGTTTACTCACTGCCGAAAACGTAATCGGAATGACTGTCAAATATCCCTGTTTCGGCGCTTCGGTATACGCCCTGTCCATTTTCTGAAGGTCTTCAACCACGGATCCCCCGACACCCGTCTTATCGATAATTACCGTCGCATCGTTCCAGCGTTTGGCTTCCTGATAGACTGCCGATTTCTGATACGAGTAGTCCAGTTTGTTGTTCCGGATCGAATGGCATTCCGTATTCGTTGCCGTGTCAAAGATTTTGATAACGTTCCAGTCGTTCTCTTTTGCCAGGTCAACGCCCATGACATAACTGTGCCCCGGTATAGGTTCCACATACCCAGGCGCGTTCATCATCCGCTCTAAGTTCCGGAAGACCGCCCCGCCTTCTAAGAACTGCGCCATGATCTCCTGTAAGAACATGGTTTCCGGCATGTTTTTCCGCATCCGTTCAATTTCGCTTACGGGATAGTTCGGGTTGTCATACGTCGTAAAATGATAGCTCTTGAACTGGTCGTCGTTCTGTTCCCGATTGTACAAGTCATAAAACCAGTTTCTGCCGTTTGTTGATGAGACAAACCACCCAACGCCCATTCTCGGACCGAGTTCGGGTTCCACTACTTTCCAGACATCTTCATCACAAAACGCCGCTTCATCCATCAATACCCAATCGAGCGTAAACCCTCGGATTGCCGTGATGTTCTCGCCCGACCGCATCATTATTTTCGATTTGTTCTTCAGCGTCAGCGTCAACCATCGTGCCGAATCCGCTTCGATATACTGTTTCGGAATGAACTCTTTGATCGCTTCGTAATCGTTATACGCCTGGCTCGCAAACGGCGCGATCACCATTCCGACAGATTTGTCTTTCGTCAACGAAATACCGGCTGCCGCCCTGGTCGTATACGTTGTTTTACCCCATTGTCTGCCCGTCGCAACCACTTTAAACCGGTGCGGATCGTTGTAGACTATCTGTTGGTTCTTATGCAACCCCAAATTTAACTTGTAAACCATTTACCCTCTTTTCACTCCGCATTGGCACTTCACTAACTTTTGCGGGCAGAATCCTAACGCACAATAAGGACGATTGTTGTTCTTTTTTGGATCTCGCTGCTCATAATCGCACCGAGGATTTATCGCCGATAATAACGCAACATCATAACCCCACATATCTTTTGTTACTTTCGCCGTCATCTTTGCCGAATAATTGATCCACGTTCCCGGTTCTTTGGTTTTAAAATCAATAAATGCCGTGAAATTCCCATCAGAACATTCCTTAATAGTAATGCGATCTAATTTTTCTGCATCTCCCATCACCGGATCACGTCCACCGTATACTCTTTCACCAAAAACGCACATTCGGCGTCTTCAATCAGCATCCCGACAATCTCTTTGATCTCAGCATCCGTATTGATAGCCGCCACGTCACTGGTTGTCAGTTTGATGTGGATTTCCATTCAGTCACTTCTCCATCAGCGTTTCACTGGTTGTGATCTTATACTCTGCCGATGCCGGGATCCGGTCCCGGATCTCTTCCAGAGTCCGGTTCATCTTCTCCAGTTCTCGCGAAATCGTGTTGAATTTGTTTTCAAGGTCTGCTTCATTCATGGTCTCACACCTTCTGACTCTTTTTATCTGCTTCTTTCTTGAATATCGAGTTCACTACTTCCGAATACTGCAAACTTTCCGGGTCTTGATCTTCTTCTTCAGAACCCTCTTCTTCCGACCCCTGCACCACTACCTGCTCACCCGCCGAGTCCCCGCCATCCCCCGTGCCGCTCAAAATCTTGTGAAGACCGACCATCATCCCGTTCAACTCTTTGATATGCTTCATCCGCTCTTTAGCCGTCATCCCCGATTTCGTTTCCCGTAATATCTTCCCGTACTCAAGAACCGTCCCCTTAATCTCGTCAATCACTCCCCCTTCTCCATGCACAAATAGGTTCAGGTATACCGCTTTCAACTCTTCCGGACCCTCATTCAGCAAACACACCCGCATCTTAGGCGCTACCGGCTGTATGCTCAACGGCATCAACGGACAGATCGCAAACGCCGGACACGCCCTACTACACAACCGCATCTTACGGATCGTATCCGTAGAATGCAAATCTCCTGGACGACCCCACCCCAAATGCGGCATTCAAACCCCCCTGCCTGATACCCCATCAATCACTTTGCCCACCTCTTCCCGCACCCGCTTCCAATACGCTTCCGGCAATTCACTTTCCTGTAGTCTCGGATGGTTTTGGGATATCTTCCTACATAATCTCAAAAAATCTAATATTGACATATCCCCGCGAAATACGTTGATGTACCGTTCGCACATTACTATGTTGTCTGACTGGTATCCTCGTTCACAATCAATTCTATCCACAGAACAGATCCGCATTTGTTCCCCCGTGTAATAACACAAACCCCCCTGTTTTTCATATACACGTTTCAAATCTTCAATCGATATATTACAAGATAAGGATCTTTGTTTTGCATTCTGTTCTATTGATGATAGCCGCTTAATCCAATATTTATCACTCCCAATTGCTTTCTCTTCTTGGTAATGGTCTTTTGAACGATCTCTTTTGCATTCCAGGCATACGTGATCATAATAACCATTCCCATTAACTCCAAATTCCCTTATTGCTTTGATTGTTTGACACCGCTTGCATTGTCTTGGGGTGTTTTCGTCACATCCCACTTTTAATGCACTCATTTTGTAACTTTTTACTCCGCTCATATATTACTATTGCGCAGAATATCATTTAAACCTTTTGTCTGCGTAAACCCCAAATTTCTAACTTTTTTGTAGACGGTACCTAGCCTGTATCCAAGCGAAACGCGCAAATGTGAAACGATATTTGGAGTTGCTCAATTATTCACCGGTCAATTTACGAATCCGGGCATATATTGAGGGTTATTTATCGTTCTGCGCATTGTGTTACAAAACAGTTATTCTGCGAAGTACAGGCGTGAGGAGGATCGCGTGTGTTGCCCTGGACGACCGAACCCCCCCGGTTTTTGGCAGGTGTAGCAGTGCAGGATCCTGTCCGGACCGGTGCTCATTGCTATAGCAATAACTATCCGGAGCCAATATATTACTCGTTCGATAACGAAAATCTCGGTAACGAAATATTTCTACGACGTAAAACTGCCTTTGATAACGGAAAAATGATCTTGGTCACTCTCTCTGAAAGTGATGAATAATAGTGGGTTGTGCTGGTCCGTGCCTAATAACTGTGGGGTGTGATAGTGCGCGTGGTTGCTGTGTAGGGGTTGTTTTGGCTGTGTACTGAGTGTACGGGTAGGGATCTATAGTGCGTAGTATGGGATGGGTGGGGGAGGAGTGAGAGAGAGGATATAGAGCGTGGGGTTTGGGGTATGGTTTGTTACGTCGTGGTCAGGCGTGAATGCATACATATATATACACAGGCAGCGTAGATAGTAGTGGAGCACTGTGAGAGGTGCGCTAGATAGGAGTGAGTGAATCATGCAGCAAATCAACGAGACAACAGTTATCCCGGAGGTAATTAATATCCTCTGGGCAGCACTTGACCGTGAGGTTGTTATCCCTCCGGTGGTGGCGGTGGGGGATGAAGAGTACGATCTCATCCAAGATGGAGAACTTGATTTCGATGGGTTGTACACCCGGTATTAAGGAGTGAGTGAAACATGCAAAACAAAATTGGACAACTCGCAGAAGACGCATTGATCGAAGCAAACTATGCGGGCAACTATCCACGGCAAATGCCGATATTTCTACTCGTGGACAAGGAGACGCGGGAGATCACGGTCGAAACTCGGAACTATCAGATTGGCGGAACACCAGCACGGCAGTGGAACGGGTTTGTATCGGCGTATCAGCTCCCGGCAAACGTAGACGCTGATCGGCTCGCAGCTGATATAGACGAGCACTACTCATCGCAGTTTGAAGCGTTGTGCGACGGGTGGGACTCAGTTTGGGATGGGCAAAACTGGAAAGGCACGCTCACAGATGATGCGGTAGAAATTGAGATGCTGATCTCTCAGGATATTGAGTCCGGCGCGGGACTGTCGGAACTTGACGAAGAAGCGTATACTGATTATCTGATTGCTGCCGGTATTATTGACGCCGACGGCAACTAATTTCACCCCATTTTTGCATTCGCCCGGTTCGGATCCGGGATGGGGTATCCCAGCAATGGGAGAGGAGAGTGAACGAACATGGCAACAATAACAATATGCCGGCAGCAAAAAGGCAGTAAGCAGGCATCGGTGTACTGTATCTGTATGAGCCAACGC